GCCGGTCGACATGTCGACGACGATCACGATCGGTGCAGCTGGTGCAATCCCGAGCGGAGCGTACCTCTACGCGTACTGGTACGAGGCCGTCGACGCGCAGGGTGAACTCCACCGCGGCGCCGTCTCGGTGAAGATGCTCGTGACGATGACCGGTGGACCGAAGAAGTTCGTCCACGCGATCCCGACGTGCCGTCTGTCGCGGTTCGCGAACGTCAGGCTCTGCGTGGCGCGCTCCGAGGTCGGCGCGACCGGCACCGACTCGACGCTGCCGCTCTATCGAGTCACGAGCAACGACGTCACGATCACGACGGGCGACAACTGCTACGTCAACAACTCGTTCACCGTCGACACGGTGGCGTTCACCGACAACCTGACCGATGCGCAGCTCAAGACGCGCGAGCCGCTCTACACCAACGGTGGCATCGCCAGCAACGCGCCGTCACCGTGGAGTGGCGGCATCATCGCGGTCAGCAAGTCCCGGCTGTACTGGACCGACACGACCGATCCTAACATCGTCCGCTTCAGTCAGCAGATCGCAGATGACACCGCGCTCGAGGCGCCCGTCGATCTGTCGCTGCGGGTCGACCCGTACGGCGGCCCCATCACGGCGATCGGCGCGCTCGACGACACGATCATCCCGTTCAAGGAGACCGCGACCTTCGTGTTCGGTGGCCCTGGTCCGCTCGCGGATCCGACGGTTAGTCCTGAGGTCAACACGTTCAGCGCCGTTGAGCTCCTGACGAGCGACGTCGGGTGCATCTCCCCGGCGAGCCTCGGCCAGACGCCGCTCGGGATCACGTTCCAGTCGCGGAAGGGCATCAAGCTCCTGACCCGGCAGCGACAGATCGCTGATATCGGCGGGCTCGTCGGCGGACTCGACGCGCAGAACTACACGCGCACGACGCTCCTGCCCGACCGCAAGGCGATCGTGTACCTGACCGACACTGCGGACGGGTTCTCGCTGCTGTGGGACTACGACCGCAATCAGTGGTCGAAGTTCTCGAACCACCTTGGCATCGACGCGATCGTGGTCGACGGGATCTATCACTACCTGCGGCTCGACTCGAGGGTGTTCCAGGAGACGCCCGGGGTGTACGTCGACGACAACTCGAGGATCCCGCTGCGCATCGAGACGGCTTGGATTCACTACGCTCAGTATCTGCAGGGCTGGCAGCGCGTCCTTTACGCGTACTTCCTCGGCCGGTGGATCTCGCCGCACACGCTCTCGGTGCGGTACCGCCTCGACTACAACGACGCGTACAGCGCGGCCATCCTCTCCGACGTGAACACGAACTGGAATCCGTCGGTCTACGGCGGAGGTTCGTACGGCGTCGGCGCCTACGGCGGATCGGGCGGCAGCGGGACGCGCTATCAGCGCCGCATCCACCTCAACAAGCGATGCCAGGCGATGAGCTTTCTGATCGAGGACGTCGAGGCGCCCGGTGACTTCGGGGCCTCGTTCGAGCTGAGCGAGATGTTGCTGATCGGCGGCGGACTCGGGCCTGATTTCAAGGTCGGGGCCGCCAGGAGCGCATGACATGTCTGATCCAGGAGATCTGAATTGGTGGTTCGGCGGTTCAAGCCCGCAGAACACGCAGTACCAGGACCGCGACCTGATGCTCTCGCGCATTCAGCGCGGGTTCGATCACAACGGCATCGCGCAGATGCAGGCGCCGCAGATGCAGGCTGCGCAGGCAGGCCCGGCCGCGCAGATGCAGGCGGCTCAGCTCCAGCTGGGCAACGACCCGTTCCGCGCCGCGCAGCTCCAGCAGCTCGGCCAGCTCCAGGGCATCGCGTCCGGTCAGCAGCAGGGCGCCGGTGAGCTCGCCGTGCAGCGCCAGATGGGCAACGCGCTCGCTGCGCAGCAGGCGCAGGTGCGGATGGCCCGGGGCGGCAACGCAGAGTTGGCGTACCGCAACGCGGCGAACCAGTCCGCGGCGCTCGGCTCTACCGCGGCCGGCATGGGTCAGCAGGCAGCGCTCGGAGACCAGATGAACGCGCAGAGCATGCTGGGCCAGAGCGCCGGGCAGGGGCGCGGGATGGACATCGGCGTGGCGGGCCAGAACGCCGGGTACCAGCAGCAGGCGGGCGCGCAGAACGCCCAGCTGCAGCAGAACCAGGGCCAGTACAACGCGACAAACCAGCAGGGGGCGAATCAGTACAACGCTGGGCTTCAGCAGCAGGGTCAGCAGCTGAACTCACAGAACTACCTCGGGCTGCTGAGCCAGCTCGGCAACATGAACGCGAACCAGCTCAACGCTCAGGGCGCGGCAAGCCAGAACAAGGGGATGATCGGCCCGCTGCTGTCGGCCGGTGGACAGATCGGCGCCGCCGGGATCGCAGCCTCCGACGAGCGTCTCAAGACGGACGTGACCGACGAGCGCGAGAAGATCGACGCGATGCTCGATGGCCTGCGCCCCGTCGGCTGGCGCTACAAGGATCCGAAGTTCGGCGAGGGCCGCCACAGCGGAATCATGGCGCAGGCGATGGAACAGAGCGAAGCTGGACGGCAAGTCGTGATCGACACGCCCGAAGGGAAGATGCTCGACGTGAAGAAGGCGCTGGGCGCTGCGCTCGCGTCGTCGGCGCGGCTGAACGAGCGGCTGCGGAAGCTCGAGGGTGAGCGGCGCTGATGTTCCCTGACTACCTACAGCAGGGACTGGGGATACCGGCGACCGGTGACGTCCCCGGGCTGCCGGACTACGGCGGGCTGCACCCTGCTGTGGCGCAGGCGATCGGGCTCGCGCCACCTCCTGTTGTGACACCGCCACCGGTGCAGGCTGACCAGCCTCCGCTGCAGCTGCCCAGCGCCGCGGCGCCGCAGCCAGCACAGCCGCCGGCACCGTCGAAGGACTTCCACGTGCCGGTCGCCGCGATCGACGGACCGGGTACGCCGAAGCCGGTCAAGCCCGCTGCGCCACCGAGGCCGATGACGCCAGAGCAGGGCTTCGCGGCAGCGGCTCAGCAGCGTCAGGCCGCGGAACAGAACCAGGAGGCCGCGGTCCAGCAGCAGGCCGACGCGATGGCGCCGAAGAACGCCGAGGATCTCGCTGCGGCGCAGGCTCACAAGGAGCAGGCCGACGCGATCGCCGCGGACCAGAAGCGCTACCAGGACGCACACGATAAGGAGCTTGCGACGTCGCAGGCGCGGATCGCTTCCGACAACCAGGCGCTCGACAGCTACAAGGTTGACCAGAACAAGTACTGGAAGGATGCTGGCGTCGGCACGCACATCGGCTGGTACATCGCGATGGCGATGTCTGGGCTTGGCGACGCGCTGCAGGGCAAGTCCGGCCCGAATCCGGTGATCCAGATGCTGCAGGACAAGATGCATCAGAGCGTGGTCGCGCAGGTCGACGCACGCGATCAGCTCAAGGAGAAACGCGGTCGCGATCTCGAGGCCAAGGGCGAGGTCGAACAGGGCTTCGCGTCACGCAACGCCGAGATCCTGCGGCGTGACGGCGCTAACGATCGGGCGTTCGCCAACGCGTTGGCACTCGCCGCGGCGAAGTCCGCCGACCCGATCCAGCAGGCAAACGCTGCGAAGATGATCGCGGATCTTCGTGCGTCGTCCGCTGACAAGCAGGAAGCCGCGGTCAAGGATCAGGCGTCCTACGCGGTCCAGAAGCAGCAGCTCGCGATCTCTGGCGGTCAGCTCGCTGAGTCCAAGCGCCACAACCTCGTCGAGGAGGGCTGGCAGAAGACGAAGTTTGAGGAGGAGCAGAACCTCAAGGCGGCGGCGCTGCTCGCGAAGCAGCAGGGCAAGCTGTCCGACGAGGAGTCGAAGCGCGCAGTGTACGTCCCTGGTGCAGACGGCAAGATGACGGCGCTGCGCAACCCCAACGGTGAACTCGTCATCGCCGGCTCGCCGGAGATCGCTCAGAAGCAGCGCGACATGGTGGCGGCCGCGCAGGCCTACAACCGTCTCGTCGGTCAGATGGCACGCGGCATCGCGGATCACGGCGGTGAGAGCACGTGGATCAAGGGGAAGGAGTGGCAGAAGATGAAGTCCGATCTCCAGTCTGCCACTGCCGAGCTCCACGACGCGTACAACATTACGGCGTTCCGCGAGCCCACCGTGAAGTTCTTCGAGGAGATGGCTAGCGCGGGTGTCGATCCGACCTCGTTCGTTCGGGACGCCACCGGTGCACTGCAGGAATCGAACATGAACCTGCAGGCCAAGGTGAACGAGAAGCTCGGCGCGCTCGGGTACAACGGTGCGCCGGTGAAGTTCGCGGACACGACGAAGCTGCCGGAGCCGACGAAGACTCCCGAGGACGTTCAGCTATCGGAGGCGCTCAGGAATCCCAAGCGTGCCTTTGACGACCGGCCAGGGCGACTGGTCCAGGAGCTGGGAAGCCCTACCGACAACGAGACACTGTCTGGGCTGCTCGAGAAACAGGGTAACATCCTCCCCTCGGTGCGTCAGAACATCCAGACATGGGGAGCGATGCTCGATAGCGGAGATCCCGCGGTCGCCCAGCGTGCCAGGACGATGCTTGAGACCGTTGCTGAGAAGTCGCAGTCCCCAGAGCAGGCCGCGCTCGCGAAGCAGCTGCTCGATCGCAACATGACAACCTCGGCGTTCCGCGGCGGGGAGCCAGAGCGGCAGCGCGTCGGCGGTGGTGTTAGCGCTCCGATTGGAACCCCATGACGACGCCCCAGGTGACAGCGTTCGAAGTCCGCGGCCCGTAGCCGCGGCGA